CGTGATGATGGACACGTGTATGCATTCTGTCACCCGCGCACTGAACCGGCTGCTACGCCCGTTACCAACGCTTACGTTGACGTAGCGATGAAGGTGCGCCACGACGGTTACGTCAAGTTGCACTTTGATGTGTACGACGAGTGTCCATGGAAGGAGCGCATTCGCAAGCAGGCCGCTGAGTCTTTTGGCACTGCGCGGCTGAAACGCGTTAAGGCAAGGAAGCTTGGTGGTGCACCGCGCGAGAAGAAGGTCCGCTATAAGCCTGTGCGTAAATCGCCAGCGAAGGCTTGGAATGCGCAGAAGGACGAGCTATACGCTGAGTTCATGAATGCGTTGCGCCGTGAGCGGTTGTTGCCAGGTGTGCGTCGCGCCATGCGTACGTATGTGCGTGATTACAACGTTGAGACGTCTGCTAGCTGGATTCCTAAGGTTCAGTCTGGTAGGGAGATCGCAGCTGCCGCTGCTGCTTCAGGCATTGGTGGTGAGTCAAAACGGCAGCAGAAGCTCGCGTCCAAGAAGCGCTCGAGCGCTCGTACCGTGCGCAAGCCCGTGAACGTGACACAGGTGCCGCGAAGTACGACTGAAAAGTCGGCTTCGCAAACAGTGTTGTCTGCACCGGCGGTATTCTTGACGCAGTCCGAACGTAGGGCTGATGCCCGGAAAAAACGTGACGAGCAACAAGTGCTCGTCGCAAAAAAAAAAACAAAAAGAGTGTTATAAGTCAATTCCTAAGCATGTGCGTGAGCGCGATATTAAGGACGCGCGTGATAAGCGGAGCCCCGTCCTACAGGGTGGCAAGCTGTTGACTGCTGGTCTTAGTGTTGCTGCTGGTGTCGTTTTGGGCAAGTTGTTTGGCGTATTGAAGAAAACTGATGGTTTGGTGTCTGATGTGCACAATTTCGTCGCACAGTTTGTACGTAAGATAAAAGATTTGGCAGCAACGTTAAAAGGTCTTTTAGGCAAAGCCATGTGGGTTGTGCCTTTGGTTATGATGGTGTGGTTTATATATGTTAAGACCAATTTTATCGGTCCTTTGGCAGCAGCTATGACCTTGACGGCGTTGAGTAAGGTTTTTGGTAAACCGCTATGGACTCGCATCTCGAAGTTCTTTCCCGAACGAGATGCTGAGGAACCATCATTACAAGATGGTTTTTCCAGTGTGGCGCCAAAGTTGCTCAGTGTTTTGTTGTGCTTCAGTGTGTTTAAGGAGCGCAAGCTGCCCATGGCTATTACTGAGTTTTGCAAGCGTTTGGCTATGATAGACCGGCTTTCTGGGGGTTGGGAGACCTTTATTGACTGGGTTATGCGGGCGCTGCAAGCTTTCACTGATATGTTGACCAAGTTTTTTAGTTTGAAGCGTGTTGTTTTTTATGAGAAGACGAAGGATTGTCTGTCAGTTTGGATGGCCAAGGTCGATGAAAAAGCAAAGTTGCATTCTACTGCTGGTGTTGACATTACACCTACGGAGATAAATTCACTTGTTGCGTTAATATCTGAAGGCTATGGTTTTAAGGAGCTTTATCGGCGTACTAGTATGAGTGCCATGCGCCAAATTGACGAATATTTAATTAAAGCCACTAATATTTTGGCGCCTCACCTTGGGAGCATCAACGCACGTAATAACTTTCGTCAGGAACCCGTCAGTGTTATTTTTCAGGGTGCACCTGGTATTGGGAAAACTGTGTTGTGCGTTCCTTTTTGTGGTGCGTTGTTAAAGACTGGCGGGTTGGTTCCTGCTGATGCTACTTCTGATGATATCCAGAAAGAGATGTGGCAAAAAGGTACGAGTGAGTTTTGGAATGGTTATTCGTCGCAACAGGCGTTGATCATGGATGATGCTTTCCAAGCGCGAGCGGATCCATCTAATGCGGAAAATGAGTACATGACAATAATTCGCATGATTGGTTCGTGGTCGTTTCCCCTTAATTTCGCTGACTTGTCGTCTAAGGGTAAGATTTATTATACTTCACGCTTGGTTTTTATGACTACTAATATATCGTCGATAGTGTCCGAAGCTGGTTTGGTCTTGAATGAGCCAGAGGCTGTTGTACGTCGCTTGACTTACTCTTACAAGTTGCATTTAAAGCCTCAGTTTGCTATTAATGGTCGCCTAGATAAAGTTAGGTTTGATGAGGAACGTAGGCGTTGTGCTGCCGAGCACACTGGGTTGGATCGGTTTCCTTGGCATATTTGGGAAGTTTCTAAGCATGATTTTAGTTCAGGTCGCACGACAGAAGAAAGAATACCGCTGCGCAATTTGTTGGATGAGATTTCGGTTGAGCTGCGCAGGCGCACGTCATCTTTTCAGGATGAGCGAACGGCGGCCGCTGACTTCTTTGATGGTTTGGTGCCCGATATTGTTACGCAGGCTGGTAAGTATGTCAATAATGTGAGTAGTTGGTCAGACGAGATTTTCGAGTCAAGTACATTCAAGAGTACTTTGTGTGACGTCTTGGAGGATGAATCGGAAACAAGGTATGTTAAACGGCGTGATGTTCAAGCGCAAGAAGCTAGTGGTATGCCGTTTTTAAATTTTGTTAAGGAGATGAAGGATGTGCACGGTTGGATTAAGTTCGCGATGGGTGCAGGCACGATAGTTGTTGTGTCAATGTTGGTTTTGCATGCTGTTAAGGCTTTGTTGCGTGGTTTTTGGAGCTTTACAAAATCGCTCTTTGGTTGCAAATCAAGACGGAAGGTGCGTGAGCAAAGTAATAGGCCTTTAACAACTAAGGTGATCCGCGGCCCACGGGTTACTTTGCAGTCTACGGATAATCGTGTGGCAGAAAATGCTTACGCCAACACTTATAAGGTTAGTTTTACAACAGATCGTCAGAGTGACCATATATTAG